GGTACTTGCAAGTATTGTACTGACATGATGACTAATATGGATAGCTTTGTTTCTTTTCATGGTGGTGGTCATGCTCATTGGCAATGTATGAAAGAAGACTCTGACAAACCTAAGTCTAACTTTGATTGGTAAGGCAGCCATATTTCAGACTGCCTAAAATTTTTATAAAGGTCTTTGACCTGCTTTATTAAAACCACCAAGTTTTTCAGTGTAGTCAACTTTCCTAGTTGCAAATCCAAAACACATAGTTTCACCTTTTGGTAAAACCCATAAATGATATTGATTTGCGGTATCTACAAGTCTTTGTTCAGATGGAAACAACTCAATAGCCTCTCTATCCTCACCGCATAACTCATTTTTTATTTGTTGAAAATGTCGCCAATCTCTTATGGCTTCTTTGTTATGAGTTTTAATAGTAATGTAATCACATCTTCCTTTAAGTGATTTGTTATGAACGTATTGGTCGCAATCTTTACCTCTTAATACATTAACTTGATAAATATTATTTACCCAAATCTCTTGCTTGTCTAACTCTTTAAGCAATTCTTTAGATTGTTTCCAAGTTAATGTTTCTCCCAACTCTTTAGCCATCTCAATATTTTTTTGCAATCTATCTTTTATTGATCCGCTATAAAGTTTTGTACGAACAAATTTATTCATCATCTTGCTCCTCCTCTTTTTTGTTTTCTTCTTTAGAGTTTTCTTCAAACTCTTTTCTTACCTTTGCTAACTCTTTATAGTAGCTTGGGTGTTTCCATTCATGACTCATATTTTCCTCCCTGTTTTTTTTCATAACCCATTATACCACATTGGGTTTTCCAAAATTTTGAAAAAAAATATTTTTATTAAAAATTAGACGATTGAAATTTTAGGGTGTTTCAGGATTGGTGCGACAATAAAATCCTTTTTGGGTTTTTTAGTGTTTTTAACTTTCGTAAAATTTTATTGCATCTTTAACATAATTTTCATCTAAATCATTTCGCCAAAAGTAATGGTCAAATTGAGGTTGTATGTAGTCTTTGATTACTTTTGCATCGTTGCTTATCTTCATTAGATTTTGTCTTACTTTACATCGTTGAATAATCTTTGGTATTCTTTTTTCTATGTTCTCAGGTTTAAGTTCATCACAATTACCTGCATGAAATACTTTAAAAGTTTCTTCATTGATATAACAAAGATACACTGGCACTTTGAATACTGACCAATAAAAATCTATTTGTAATAAATTAAATGGATCTGGACTTTCTTCAGGTAATTTTGAGGTAAACCAAGACCTTGTGCCATCTTTTTTAATTTTACCTTTTCTAGGAAACTTGCATTTATCCTCAATAATTACCTTATCTCCTTTTAAATCTATATAACCATGTACAGGTATATTAATGCCATCAAACCATCTAAATGCTTCTATCTCAGGTTTACAATTTTCATAACCTGGTATTGTTTGGTGAGCTGCATGACCATTAGCAATCATTCTTGGTAAAATTGTTTTGTAATGCTCAAACTCATCATGTTCAGCAATAGATGGATTTATTTTTTTAAGTTTTTCTTCTAAAGGTACAAACATTATTTTTGCAATCTTTCATACTCTTTTTGAAATGCAGTATTAAATTGTTCAGCAACAATATTTGTTTCTTGCCAATCCTCTAAAAAATAACTTAATGGTTTTTTTAAAAATTTACTTATTTTAACAAGTGCAACAATTGGTATTCTATTATCACCTTTTTCATATTTACCAATTTGTTGAAATGAAGTTTTAAGTGCGGTTGCAACTTTTGATTGGCTTATAAAACTTTCTTTGCCAGTAAACTCATTTATCTTTGTTCGTCTTGCAAGTTTAAGTTTTTTTCCTAAATCAATATAAAATTGATTATCTTCTTCATGGTTCTTTTTTGTATTAGATGATAGTTTCATGTCTTTCCTTTCTTTCAGAGTATAGAATCCCTTAAGTGCAAATGCAACTTTTTAGATATACTTAATTAAGTATATAAAAATCTAGCATCTCTGTTCTCTGCTTCAACAATTCTTCGGTACAATTGATTGTACTCTTTGAATGCTTTGAGAGTATGTACACATTGCCTTCCTTTATCTTTAGCAGCATAAACTTTTTTATGTGCCTTATCTAGCTTATTGTACAATCTAGTATTGCTATTTCTTAAGCTCATCATTCTCCTCACCGATTAGTTTAATGTTTGCCTTAATAAGTCTGGTATCGGTGATATTAATTTTTGCAGACTCACTAGGCATTTTTTGATTGTGTGCTTTTTTAGTTGCTTCTTCAACTGTTTCACCATCAAAAATTTCTTCAAAGTTTACAGCTAGTTCTATGTTTGATTTTTTTAATACTTTAACCATTTAAAACAATATTCCTACTGTAACCAGAATAATCCCTTTTAATTTCATTTCGTTGCTCTAATTTTAATACCAAAGAGCTTACTGAATTTTTACTTCTATAACCCATTTCATCAGCCATTTCTTCAAACGTAGGCGAATATCCAAATTTTGTACTATAGTTTTTAATAAATTGCAATAGCTTCAACATTTTTGGAGTCATTGGTCTTTTAGTTTTTTTCTTGTTCATCTATTACCAACCTCCTTAGTAGTTCTGTATAACCAGATATGTCGTCAAAACTATCTTTTTTATAGCTTTTTGATTGCATAACTCTCCAACATTTTAATAAAATCATAAATAAACCAAAAAATTTAAGAGGTATTTTTACATCTTTGTTATTATGTATTGATAAATATTTTTCCATAATTCCAACCATTACATAAGAAGTATGGTCAAAGTGTCCATAATCATTTTGTTTTTGATTTAGTAATCTTTCTATTTCGCTAATAAATTTTACGTTGTCATTCATATTCTGTACCTAAATAATAATCTCCTACTACGTCTAAACAATAATGTGCAAACACTACTTTGTTTTTATAAGTTGGATAAGTTCTATCTCCTATATCTTTGTATTTAATAACTGCATCAAATATTTCATCGCAGGTAAGGATAGTTTCAAATTTAATTTTATGTAAAATATAACTTTCCTCACCTGAGATAAGAGCTAAAATTAAGTAAACAACTTTCACTTAGAAAGGTATTTGTTTACTCTGCGGTTTATTTTGTTTTGGTTTAGGATCGTTTTTATAACCAGATAAAATATTACCAGATTCATTTAACCATCCGATTAAACCTTTGTGTCCTCCAGCTTCGGCATAGTTCATTTCGCCAGTAAACTTATCTTCGCCTTTAAATACTACTCCGACCTGAGCAAAGATTTTTAGAAACTTAGTATTACCATCCTTAGATTGTCCTTTGACTCCAAGAATAGTACCCTTTGCACCATTGTCCAAAGTAACATTACCTGAGAAATCAATTTTGATGGCTTTTTCATTGTTGGCATCATAAGGAAATAACACCCAATCCTTTTGCTTACCACTACCATTGTTTGACATTTTGTCCTCCATTTTTTTTTATGTTTATTTGTTGTGATTCAAAAGATTTTTCTATTGAATCATTTTCTTTTTTCCAATTAGAATATAAAGCAGTTAGTTTAGTTTCTGTTGTCTGCTTTTTTATTTCATCCTTAATTGAAACTGATTTAGTTGTGCCTTGATTATTCAAAGCATTTACTAATTCTTCCGCACTAGCATATTCTGAACCTGATAGTCCAAAAGCAGCTATACAACGACCTAATGCACTACTGGAACAGTTCTCCAATGCACTTGTTTTGTTAATAAAGTTTGCGTTTCTATGTTCCTCTGCATGACCTACTGCATAAATAGTTTCACCAATATGTAATTCAGTTTTGACAACTACTCTTTCATTATCATGGAAAAGTATTTCTTCATTAAATCTAGCTTCAGGAAAATATTGTAAAAGATGTTTATGTCTTTCGTTTACAGTAGAATATTTCTTTCCTTTAATATCTATTGTTTTAATATCTTTAGCTTTCATAAGACAATCTTTACGTCTTTCTTTAAATCCGCCTTTACTTTTTTCTTCTGTTTGTGGTTTTAGTTTCATTGTTTCCTTTCTGTAATTTTTCATTTTGTTTAATCTGGTCAATATCTTTTTGTGCTTTGGCTTCTAAATAGCTTTGGTTTT